TGGCAGTGCTCAATTTGTAACCGGTTTAACTGCTGCAAACGTACAAGCAGTTATTGGATCAGTAACCTCAGCAAGTTTTCCAACACTTAATCAGAACACTACTGGATATGCAGCAACAGTATCGGGTGCAGCTCAAGGTAATATCACATCATTTGGTAATTTAACTGGGTTATCTGTTAATGGTGTAACAAACTTATATGGAGGCGCTGGCGGAACACAACTTGCAATGTGGAGTGGAGGAGATTTATTAATCTACAATGCTACTAATACTGGTTCTACTCGTTTATATTGTGATAATGATCAACAATTGTTAATATCAGGAACAATATTACCTAGTGCTAATATTACATATAATTTAGGATCAACAACAGCAAATTGGTCAACGGTATATGCTGTTACATTCAGTGGTACTTCAACAACTGCAAAATACGCTGACTTGGCAGAAAAATATATTGCCGATTGTGATTTATTGCCTGGAGATGTTGTTGTATTTGGTGGCTTACATGAAATTACAAAAACTACTGTTTCGCATGATGATAGAATTGCCGGAGTTGTATCAACTAATCCAGCATACTTAATGAACAGTGATGCTGCTGGATATCCAATTGGATTACAAGGTCGTTTACCTTGTCGTGTATTAGGCCCAATTAATAAAGGACAAAGTTTAGTTTCAAGTAGCATTGCTGGAGTCGCACAGGCTTTAGATAAAACAAAATATATACCTGGTTGTATAATTGGTAAGAGTTTGGAAGAAATAACAACTGATGATATTCAAACTATTGAAGTTGTAGTTGGTAGATTATAAACTAAACAATCTCAAGAATATCTTTCATTGTATGCAGTTTCTGTTGAATATCATCATTACTCAAGCTACTCCACAATCCAGGATGCAATGGTCGTGGAAAACTATTAACATCGCACCAGCAATAACCTTTATGCTCATCACTTAAATTAGGAATAAATTCCTTATCAATGATGCAGATGAAAGTATGATATTCAAAATTTCCATCATCGCTGCGAAATAGTTCAAGAGGAATAGTTTTGTTTATAGATAAATCATAACCAACTTCTTCAATTATCTCACGTGATAAAGCTTGCATTACTGTTTCAGTATCTTCAACTTTACCACCAACAAGCCCCCATGTATTACTGTGAGTATCATTGTCACGAAGTAAGAATAACAATCGTTTTGTATCGTTGGCTAATAGTAATGCGCCACAGGCTTTGAATAATTTCATATGATCAATAACCAATAGCCTTCGGCATATAGACCTTCCCAACTTTTCTGCCAAAGATTGTCTACCCACTTGTATTGTATGTTTGTATAAATGTTAGTTACATATTCTTCTGTTGTGGTTGCTTGACTATCAAATGAGATGTTCCAATTATTACCATCATACTCGACGATGTCATTTGCATATGCAAAAGTTACGGTATTATCCGTGTTAGCCCAAGCTACTGGAATATTACTTGGATCATTACTTGCATTGCCTATATTATTATTAATAATTAGATATCGTTGACCTGCTGTGGCAATTGGTAATCCAACTCCTGGTCCTGCTATCAGTGGATCAACAATTCTGTCGACTGCAACCAATGAATTAGAAGGAATAGTAGCCGGATCAACATTAAAAAGTAATACACTATCATTTGTTGGATCATAAGAAATAGTCCCAACAACTGTATTACCATTGTTCTCGTCGACAAATGCCATCATACTAATACCATTTGATATTTCACCTATATAGTTAATAACACTTCTCCATGGAATAGGCTCATTAACAGGCACTGGTACACCGAGTGGAGTATTCGTTCCATACAATGTATTTTGACTGAGTATAACTTGTCCATTAGCAACAATAGCATTATAGCCACTGGGAGTAAACCATTGTCTTGAACCAAGTTGATTTGCGGTATCGGTTATAGCTTGAGCAAGATTACCACTTGAATCATACATTGTAGCAACAATACTAGTTACAGCATTTAGCTTCTTAACTAGGGCAGGTGGTGTAATATATACTGGAATCTCAAAAGTAAATGTTGCAACGTCAATTGGATCTTCAGTGCCAATTGGAATAGTTCTGCTGCTGAAATTAGTATCAGTCAACATAATCCAACTTAAACTAGTCCAATCTAGATAGTTCTCTGTACTTTGAATCTCCAAACTGGGATTAAACATAATAGCAATCTGTTCCCACAGTTGTAGTTTCTGTTCAATATTACTTGTATAGATATCAAGCTTTAGATCCATGCGATATGGAACTGGCATCATACGTTCTACTGTCACTGCATTTTGTTGATAAGTTTTTATTTCGCCAGTGAGTGGATCGGTTGAACGTTGTCTAATATTTTTCTGTTCGGTATAACTTGGACTTTGAATATGCGGACGGTGATACTTTAAATTATCAATATACACAACCATCATTGGCACATTAGTAACAGTGTTTTCGCTATTGTTTCTAAGAATACTTGCGCCTACTCTATTGTTATCAGCATAACGAACAGGTACTGTCAAATAGATAGGATTACCATTGGCATCCTTTCCGTACTCAACTTGAAATCCACTGAAATATCTTATGAATTGCTGTAGAAATCTTCTTATTTGATTATCATAAAAATATTGCATATCAGTCCTTAAACATCACTTTTAGCTGAAAATAGAGAACTCAATGCTTGACGTTGAGCAAGTACTTGTCCATTACTTAGTGTTGTAGATGCTGTGTTGTTAACAAATGTACCAAGTTGATTATTTGTATTACCTGCAATTGGAGCTCTAAGAACTTCATTAACAAGCTGCCATACTACGCCATCCCATCGATATAGTGCATTAGGTATGTAATCCAATCTTAATACATATTCTCCAACCACTGGTGCGTCAGGAAAATAAGTTAATGCCTTAACAGTAAGTCCGTTTGGTGCTGTTGATCCGCCATTTAGATAAGTTAATAAATTTTGTGTTGGTGTGGCAACATTAGCATTTACTGTGGTATTACCTGTTATTGCATTACTTGTGTATACTAGATTATTTGCAACAATGGTATTTTGCAAACTAAATCCATTAGCATCCACAGGAAGAATAAAATAATCAGTTGTTGAATAACCACTTAATGGCACATCAACATTTGCTTGAGCAACAATAGCATTATCTATTTCTAAATTCTTTAGATATGGACTCATTATATCTCTTAGAGATAGATCACTTGTATCAGCAGCAGCTTGATTCATAATGTCTTTGAACTCTTGACTATCGACCATTGGAGTAACTTTAACACGATATAGATGAGGCCACCAAGTTGGGCTATATCCATCGGCAGCTCTAGTTACTTCATTGACAACATAAAACTTTTTAAGGCTTGCTGGGATAGCATCATCTAGCGGCCAATAGTCACGCATATTTGGCATTTCGAGAACATCGCCTGACATCAATTTTCGACCAATACGTTCGATCATATCGTTAATATGAAAAGTGATGTATAGCGTATCGTTATTCAACACCATGCCAAACTGTGCAAGATTAAAATCATTGTCTGATAATTGATAATGTCCACGTAGTTTATAAATGTCAGGTTCATAATGTCGATCTCTGTTTTCCATGAACAGAAGATCTTGTATATTCTTTTCACTATCATTTAGGTATACGGGTTGCGTAGCATTGCCTGGGCTGTTAGATGTGCCACTGCCTAATAGCTTGTGTATCCATACACCAACGCCGCCTGCTGTAAACAACTCTCTGATACGATTATCAAAATATTTGTAATCGTTGGAATGATTTTCACGCCATAAACTAATTCTTCCCAAAATAACAACTCCTGCCCTATTATTTATAGTATAATAGACTTACAGTTGTTGCTATGATACTTTTTATAATTGCCTAACCCAGTTCCTTCTTTCCCGCAATGCTCACACTTATACGGGACTTTAGCAGGATTGTCATAGCCATATTTTTGTAAAAATGTTTCTCTCATCTTTTCTCGAACACCCGGCTTATTATTGGCATTATTCTCCCCACATAACTTCAAATTTGGACCAATTTTTTTATTACCGTTTTTAAACTTCTGTCTTGTTTCTTCGCTATAAAGTCTGACAGAATTCTTGTGAGAGTTTCTCATCTTTTGTTTAGTCTCTTCGGAATGTTTTCTGCCATACATTCCATTATTTTCACCATTCAAATAATTTGATTTTAAACTATTATGATTAGTCTTTAACTTTTCAAACAGTCTAGAATTGATTTTGTATCTATTCTGATTTGTATTTTGTCTCCAAAGCATACAACTAAAAGCGTTATACATTTGATATTTTGGTCTTGTTCCTTCTACCATTTTAGTAAGTAACCAATGGCAAACAAAATGTTCCCTTGCAGTTAACCTTACTAAATTATCTTTGGAGTTAGTCCCGCCTATACTTTTGGGAATAATGTGATGTTTTTCTGTATAAACATCTTTTGTTGTAGATCGCAATTGGGCTTGAGAAATAATCTGATAATACCAACGGGTATATTTGTTTTGTAAATACATTTGCTGTTGCTCCTCTTAGCAATAGAGCGATTGGGGACGGCAATCCCGTGAATCGCAAATATATTTAGTCAAAAAAATAGGGGGCCGAAGCCCCCAGTTTGAGCTTTACGACCCCGTCGTAAATTAAGCTGCCTTAGCGACAGTCTTATCAGTCTTAGCCTTGGGGGTAACACCTCCCTTAGCAGAGGGCTTAACAGCAGAAAAATCAGCATGTGCGGCAATAAATGCAAACGCATCTTCCTTGGTCATGGGATTAGGAAGTTCGATAAGCTTAATGTCTGTATGCCCAGACTTCTTAAGAATTGCCTCACGCTTGAGCGAATTGGCAACACGATACTTAACAACACCATTGAGCGTAGAAACGCCCGCAACCGAAAACAACTTATCCATTTTTACTACTCCATTTGTTATATGAGCCCCACGCTCATAGTATTAATATAGCATGGATTGAGTAGTCGTCAACCGGTATTTTTGTAACTAAAATTGTTACAAAACTTACTTGTATTTCTTAGCAATTTCGTCAATTCGACGTTGCATATACTCAATTACCGTTTTGAGTTCGGGATCATTTTGGTTTGGTTTGGTTTGAAGTGTATTTTGGACTTCGTAATGGAAAGCATATCGTATCATAGTTTCGAGGCTGTAGTTGTCAGAAGAGGCGACTGATTGTGCTTGCATTACTAAACTCCTATAGTATGTTTATAAAGGTTTATGCAGGTTATGTCAATGAATTAAACACGACGTCGGTAAATGTCAGTGACATGATATGTACTAGGATGATTGGATTGGAACCATTGGCGTGCTGCTTCAGCACTATTAGCATCTATAGCAGTCTGTTGAACAGCACCATCTGGATCAACATACTTAATGATATATGTCTGTGCGTTGGCCATGGGATCATCTACAAACTCGCCGGGAAGTTCTGGAATATCATCGTCGCTTGTTTGATTGCTGCGAATTAGCTGCCGGGCTGATACACCCAAATCGCCGCCAGCAAAATCTTGAACACTGGTAACTTGTGATCCAGGATGTTGTGCTAATATCTGCTCTGCTGCTTGTTGAGGTGTAGCAGCCATAACTCTAGGGGCCATAGTGCTACCACCATTGGCATCAGTGTAGGTTACAATGTATCTATTCTCATTTGATACTCTAGGACCAACTGATACAATCCTGGAAGATGGTGCAGGATATACTTGGCGACCGCTTGGATCTGTTAATCTCCAAGAGCTATTTTCCAATCCTGCTGCTCGTAATCGTTGGTAAGCCTGAGTATAAGCGTCCATGGCATTGTCAGAAGTTATAGTTCCTATGTATCCACCCTCATCATTGGTAATTCTATATAAACCAGATGATTGTGTGCTGGCACGTGCTTGTGCTTGTGCTGCACTATTATCAGTTATTTCAATATCTTTAATCTCTAAGATATTGTAATCGCCTTCTTCAAACTTCTTTCTGAAGTTAGCAATGGCACCACGACGGCTATCACCACGAACTTCAATGGTAAAATTCTCAGGATCATCTGAAGGATCAACAACGCTGTAATATTTGAATAGATATAGATTTGGACCTTCGCCTAAGCCGCCCTTCTCACCCGCAACTTTTTTATTACCACGTTTCATCTGTGCTTGTCTAATGAAACTCTTAAGAGCAGTAGAAGGTAATGTGCCAGCACTATACTGTGTGAAATACTTAATAATATCATCATCTCCACGAACCATTGGACTTAGAAACTTGTACAACTTCTTAGCGTATTCCTGCTTTTCTGCTTCTGGATCAGCAGCTAATCCCATAGCACGAACATAACGCAGCAGTGTGGTTTTAATCTTATCTAAATCACCCAAGTAATCGCCGCCAGCACTACGAACTTCGATATACTTGTCTTTGATATTAACGGTTACATAACGATCATGAGTAGTTGTCAATGATGTTTTTATGAATTTAGCAGCAGATGAATTTAAGCCATCTTTGAAAGTCTGTAATATACTTTCAGCTGTCATATTGCCAGACCCAGCATTTAAATTTTTTACTTTTTGAATTATTTGTTGTACCATGCTCTTGGCATATGAGTTTGATTCTCTGCCAAACTGCTTAAGAACATATTCGTCGCCTAGAAACAATGTAAATTTAAGATGATCTACATTCTCTCTTGACTGATCAGGAATGCTGATACCCATATGGAAACCAGTTGAGCTATTAGTTTTACAACCTCTTCCTTCTGCCCAAGCAAATACCTTATCTAAGTATTCTAAGCATTGTGATAATGGCATTGGCGGACTTACAAGTTCTAGTCCTGCTTCTCCACTGTCAGAATCAATACTGCTGTCTGGCTCAAGAATGAAGAAGCCTGTTCCACGCTTTGCGCCATGATAACCACTGCTGGCTTTAACTGGCATTCCAATTGAACTGGCAATATCGGCAGCTATATCTTCGCTGCTTTCACCATTACCGCTCCCGCCGCCACTAGTCCAATAAGGCCAATCTAAACTAACTGAATTAGCAACATCACTCATATAACGATAGTTTCGTTCAAAGAATCCTCTTACATATTGATTGTAATCAGCGCCGTCTCTATATTCTTCCCATGCTGAACTTTCAGCTTGATCGTATTCTTTACTGCTACGATCATCCATGATCTCTTCAATTTCCTCAGGACTTTTATCCATGTCCTTAAGAATTTCACGGATCATGTCGTCTCGTTCATCTTCTTCAAAATCATTTCTTATCTGCTCGTCGGCATATTCAAAGAACTCTTCGTCAATCTGTTCAATGGCACGATCAACTTGTCTGCTACCATTGTAGTCACCCTCAAAGAAGTCACGGATATCTTGGGTGCTACGAACACGACGATCCTCGTCATAGTCTGGTTCCATTTCGCCTTCATCATCGCTTTGAGCGTCGGGGATGACAAGTTCTGCTTCGAATCCAGCAGTCATAGCTTGGGCAAATGGTGTTTTAGCAAAGTCCGCTAATGCGCCGGGACTCATGCTTACTTCATCTAACTGATCTTCTACAATAATATCATACAGGCGCATGGACTATCTCTCAATAAGTTATATTTAGTGAGAGATGGTGTCCTCTGTGAATATGATCTTCATACACTCACCGCAACGTTCTTCTAATACATTTATTGTTGTGTATAAGTGCCCGCTGTCATGCATAGTGATACGGCTTTTAAGTATATCAATTTCACGACGAAGCACTTGCATATGAACAACTGCTTCGTCTTTGGTTAGATCTAACTTATTCTGTAGATTATACATCTATCACTAAGTTAGGGTTGAAGTTAATGGCATTCTCATCATGATATCCATGAGGATTACACACAATTCGGCACTGCCCAATCATATAATCAAAGCTGTTATGGACATGCCCGTGTATGAAATATTTGATTTTTTCCTGACTTATAATGAAATCATCGAGATCACTGACATAGCCGCCATTCATCATCCAATCATGCTTGTAGCGTTCATGAACACTTTGAAAGCTGGGCGCATGATGTCCAAGTACAACTACATTACCATCCCAAGTTTCCGCAGCAAGTTTGATAGTTTCTAAAGCACGAGTATGAGCATTGAATGTATCAATGGGACGCAGCTTGTGATAGATGCCGTTATTCTCAATAGTAATGACATGATAGTCATTCATCATGCCTTTAATATGCATCATTGTCAGCGGATCGCCCTTGTTCATATTAGTCCAAAGGCTTGTGCCAACAATACGAGTATTACCAAAGTTAAGCCAGCCATCATCCATTAG